CTTTAGCATGATGCGCGCTATCCACGCACTAGCTAACCCAACTGATCGTAGAGCTCAAGAAGCTGCGGCATTTGAATTTGAATGCTCACGCGCTGCTGCTGAACAGTATGGCACTACTGCACAAGGAATTATGCTTCCTGCTGACGTACTTCGCACTTGGAACAAGCGTGACCTAAACTCTGCGGATGAGTCTGAATTATTCAGTGACGATTTCCGTGGCGGTGACTTCATTGATGCTCTACGTAACCAGTCTTCAGTTATGTCTGCTGGCGCACGTATGCTTGGTGGTCTAAGCGGTGACGTTAAGATTCCTAAGAAAACTGCTGCTGCAGCTGCTTCTTGGATTGCTACTGAAGGTGGCGATGCTTCTGAGTCAGAAATGACTGTAGGCAACGTAAGTCTTACACCTAAAACTTTAGGTGCATTCACAGACGTTACCCGTCAGCTATTGATTCAATCTAGCCTAGACGTAGAAAGCCTAATTCGTGATGACCTTACTAAAGCAATGGCAATCGCTATTGATAAAGCTGGTCTTGAGGGTACAGGTTCTTCTGGTCAGCCTACTGGTATTCTTAACACTACTGGCGTTAACACTGTAACTAACTTTGCCGCTGCAAACCCAACTTTTGCAGAAGTTGTTTCTTTGGAAACTGCTGTAGCTGAAGACAATGCTCTTAACGGCAACTTGTCTTACATCTTGCCAGCAAGCATGAACGGTGCTTTAAAAACTACTGCTAAAGATGCTGGCTCAGGTCAGTTCGTATCGCAAGGCGGTCAAATCAATGGTTACAATGCAATTGTTTCTAACCAAGCAACTGCTGGTAACTTGTACTTCGGTAACTTTGATGACCTACTAATCGGTATGTTTGGTGGTCTCGACATCGTAGTTGACCCATACACTGCATCTAAGTCTGGTACTGTGCGCGTTGTTGCACTACAGTCTGTAGATTGCGCTGTACGTCACGCTGTTAGCTTTGCTTTCGGTAACGATGGTGCATAAGTAATACTGAGGGGGCTTGCCCCCCTCTTTTACTAAAGTCTATTCCACGGCTATCCCACAGTAGACTTTACTAAAGGAGAAAAACCATGAAGTATGAAATAATTAAAGGTTGTGCTGTTGGCACGGCAAGATATAAAACAGGCGATGTTGTAGAGTTAAGCGAAGCAGATGCTAAAATTCTACTAGGTTTACGCAGAGCTATTCCGTACAGCGAGCCAGAAAAGATTGAAGACAGAAGCATTGGTTTAAGTGAAGATAAGCCTAAGACTAAAAGACGAGCGAAAAAATAATGCCTGTAGAGACTGCAAACGAAAGACTATTAATGCTATCTGACTTTGGTGAGACAGTTAGATTTATGCCCCAGGTAGGCTTGCATTCTAGCATTACTGCTATATTTGATAATCAATATCAATCAGTTGGTGCTGGTGGTAGCGTAGACTTTGTTGCAGTTTCTCCAAGGCTAACAGTAAGAACTGCTGACATCCCTCATGCAGAAGAGGGTGATATGTTTTTAGTAAGAGATTCTTTATATGTTGTCACTATATTAATGGATGACGGTACAGGTATCACTGAAATTGCGCTAGAGGCACAATAATGGCTCACGTAAGAAAGTTAATTAGAGATAACATTAAGACTACTCTAACTGGGCTAAATACGGTTGGATATAACGTATATCAAAGTCGAGTCTATCCCATGCATGGTGCTAAGTTGCCTGGGATATTGATATACAACAGAACAGAAGATACGTCTTACGACACGATTAACCCACCTAGATTGCAAACTAGACGGTGTGAGTATCAGGTCGAAGTTTACGTTAAAGGCATTACTGATTATGATAACAAGCTCGATCAAATATGCCTTGAGATAGAAGAGGCATTATTTGCAGATTTAACAAGAGGTGGTAATGCTAAAGATACACGCATTATCAACTTTGATGCAGATTTTGATGGTGGTGGAGATCAGCCTGTTGCTGTTTGTACACTGACTGTTGAAGTAACTTATCAGGTAAGAGAAAATAATCCTGATGTTTCATTATAATGGCGATTGCGCCTTAACATAACGCTCTTAGAGCAGAGGAAATAAAATGGCTACACATTCTGGATATGGTGGCGCAGTCTACGTTGATACAACGGCTGTTGCCGAAGTGAAAGATTTTACATTAGATGTTACTGCTAACACTACTGATACAACAGTGCTAGGCAGCGATGGCTGGACTGACCTTGAGTTAGTAAACAAATCTTGGACTGCAAGTATTAACGTAATTTGGGATGACACTGATTCAAACCAAGCTGAATTAAGACTAATTGATGGTGGTACAGTTGCTCTTAAACTATACCCTGCTGGCACAACTACTGGCGATCACGAGTGGTCAGGTAACTGCATCGTAACATCCGTTTCTAAAACTGTAAGCACAGATAGCTTAGTTGAAGCATCAATTACTGTAACAGGTAAAGGATCATTAACTTACGGCACTGTGTAAAATATTAGGGGAATAAAACTATGGGAAAATTGATTGATAGCGCAGTAGCGCACTTTAGTGGTAAAGAAGTTAGAAGTATTCGGGTAGATGAGTGGGATGCTACTCTCTACTCGAAGAACCTATCTTTAGAAGATAAAGCTAAATGGTTTGCCAGAGCAGATGGAGACAACACTGATTATCTTGTATATGCTTTAATTTTTGGCGTTACAGATAAAAATGGTGAGTCTGTATTTGACATTGGTGATAAGGTTAAGTTACGTAAAAATGTTGACCCTGAAGTATTAAGCAGAGTAGCAAACTTTGTCCTTGCTATTGATGATGAAGAGGAGCGTGAAAAAAACTAATAAATGATCAGGGTGAGCCAACAGAAATATTTTATATGTTTCATTTGGCAGAGCATCTTGGTCAGCCTCTCTCGACCATTTTAGAAATGACACCAGATGAGTTTAATTATTGGTTTACCTATTTCCGTGTAAAGCACAAAAAAACTGAGGCAAATAATGGCTAAAACCGCACAAGCAGTAATCGAAACCAAAGTCAAAGACAGTGCTTCTGCTGGGTTTCGTAAAGTTGATAAGGCAATGCAAAATACTGCGAAGCAGGGTAAAGTCCTGAATCAGCAGTTTAGGTTTATGCGTGGCGGTCTTGGGCAGGTTGGTCATCAGGTACAGGATGTCGCTGTACAGTTACAGATGGGTCAGAATGCCATGTTGGTATTCGGTCAGCAGGGTTCACAGATTGCCTCTTTATTTGGACCTGGTGGCGCATTGTTAGGTGCTGTTTTGGCTGTAGGTGCTGCGTTATCTATGGCTTTATTGCCAAGACTATTTGGTGCGACTCAAGCAGCTAAAGCGTTGAAAGCAGAAATGAAGAACTTGGCTGATAATTTTGATACTTTGACTGAAGCGCAAAAGAAATTAGTCAGAACTCAAGTTGGCAAGCAAATAGCTGATAATAACGCCTTAATGTTAAAGCAAAGACGAGAGCTAAACGATTTAACAAGCATAACTTTGTCTTTTAATGAAATCTTTTTCGGGAAAGATTCAGATGAAAAAGCAGACAGAATAGAAGAGTTGCGAGCTAGTCTTGACGTTTTAAAACAGCAAAATATTGATCTAAATAAAAGCATTGATGACACTACGAACAGTTTTGAAAAACAAGATGCTGCGCTAAACAAACAAATAAAAACATTTGGGTTACAGGGTCATGCTTTGCGCGTAGCAGGGTATGAAGCAGATTTACTAGCAAAGAAAATAACACAAACAGAAGCAGACAAGCTAATTGCTCGCAGTCAAACGCTTGCACAGCTTGAAATAGATGCCGAAAGAGAAAAAGAAATAATAAATGAAGTATCTGAAGAACAGAAAAAAGCAGCAAAAGTAGCATCAGACGCAATAAAGGCAAAAGAAAAGTCAGCTCGTCAGTTTGCTGACGGGTTTGCAAGTTCATTTACAAACGCAATAACTACAGCAGAAGACTTTAAAGATGCTATGAAAATGGTTGCTAAGTCTGTTGTAGATTCACTTATCAAAATGATTATACAAAAACAAATTGCTGATGCTATTTTTAACATGATTCCAGCAAGTTTAGGTGGTGGTAAGGTTTCTACAGGCGGATTTAATACAGTAAGAAGCGGAACTGGTGCTACACAAATTCCAACAGGGGGAATACCACACAGAGCTACTGGTGGTACAGTAAGTAAGGATCAGCCATATATTGTAGGCGAACGTGGACATGAATTGTTCGTTCCTAGCCAATCTGGCAACATTATTCCTAATAATAAGTTAGGCGGTGCTGAGGTTACAGTTAATCAAACAATTAATATAACGACAGGCGTACAGCAAACAGTGAGAGCAGAGATTGCAAACTTAATGCCACAGATAACTGACGCAACTAAATCAGCCGTAGCAAACGCTAGGATGAGAGGTGGCAACTTCTCTAAATCATTGGTAGGAGTTTAATATGCCGTTAATATTTCCTGATGTTGGAATACAAGGTGTAGAGATGCGCTTAAGGCGTAGCATTGCGGTTGCAGAGTCTCCATTTAGTTATGACCAGCAGGTTTATGATTTTGGTGGTGCTAGGTGGGAAGCAGAGGTAACGTTACGCCCTTTATCATATGCTGATGCAAGAGCAGTAGAGGGATTTTTAATCGGCTTAAAAGGGCAATCTGGCACGTTTACGTTTGGCAATCCATTGCATTACATTAATAAAAGCATACTTACACAAAGTTCTTCATCAATAGGTGATGATACAATAGCAGCTTCAGGTGACAGTGTAGATGCTGGTAATTACTTTCAGCTAGGCAATTATCTATACATTGTGACAGAAAACTATAATGGATCTGGTGATATGAGTATACAGCCACCTCTTAGAGAAGCTATACCTACTTCAACACTATTAGATTTTGACAAGCCGACTAGCACATGGCGTTTAACTGCAAGCGATATTGGTTGGAGTACAGGATCATCAGCTATGACTAGTTTCACTATACCTATGGTTGAGGCTTTGTAATGAGCAGAGATTTAACATCAGCAATGCAGACTGTCACTACAGATTCTGTAGTTCGACCTTTTTTTCTTGTCACGTTAAACTTTGACAGTGGAAACATATATCTTTGGTCAGGTAGTAGTGACTTAGTATATTCAGGTACAACTTATATTGGTGCTGGTGATTTGCTACAAGTTTCTACCTTTGAAGAGAAAAGCGACTTATCGGCAGTAGGAGCTACAATAACACTTAACGGTCTTAAAACATCATTAGTACAAAAAGCTAGAGATGAAGATTACCAGGGTCGTTCTGCTAATATTAAGCTAGGGGCTTTTGACGCAACTGGCGATGTAATTAGCAGTCCAGTAACTATGTTTAGCGGGTTTATGGATGTTATGACTATTAACGAGGGTGCAGATTACTCAGAAATAATCCTCACACTCGAAAATAAATTACTGCAATTGGAACGCTCCAGAGAAAGACGCTATACAGACGCAGACCAAAAAATAGACTATCCTAATGATGATGGCTTCGAGTTTGTTACTACACTACAAGACAAAGAAATAGTGTGGGGAAGAGCAGGTTAAATGAAATATGCACTTGAATGCTTGCCTAGTGTAAAACAAGATATACTGCCTTTGATTAAAAAGCATTGGGAGTTAGTTGCTTTAAACAAAGGAGCTATAAAGCTAAACCCAGACTGGGAGCAGTACGCTACACTAGATGCATCTGGTATTTTAAAGATATTCACAGCTAGGGATAATGGGGTTTTAGTTGGGTATTTTATTTTAGTAGTAAATAATTCATTGCACTATAAAGATCATATCTTTGCAGTTTGCGATATTATATTTGTAACGCCAGAAGCTAGAAAAGGTGCAACTGGATACAAACTGTTAAAATACGCTGAAAAATGGTGCATAGAAAACAACGTATCTTTGTTAAACATCAATACAAAGGTACATCTGCCTTTTGACAAATTGTTAGTAAAAACAGGCTTCAATTTTATTGAGCGCATATATTCTAAGTATATAGGTAAATAAATGGCAATCTCAATAGTAGCAGGTTTATCGACAGTTGGTAGTACAATGATTGCGGCTGGAACATTCGCAATTGGGTGGACTGCGGCTTTTCAAGCGTTTGCTTTAGGTGTTGGTCTATCTGCTGTATCCCGTGCATTAATGCCTAAGCCTGACGCGCAGAATATAGCTGGTCTTACGGAAAATATACGAAGCTCTATATCCCCTAAAAAGCTAATATATGGC